TCCAAGGTTGGCGCCATCTGCAACTACATTACTACAACTGGTCCAAATATAACTTTTTGTGTTTAATGTGCCAGCAGTTCCAAGAACTAGATTATTGTTGACGTCAAAAACATATCCCGCTGGTGCAGTAAATTTAGCAAGTGTTCCTTCCTTGAAGTATTTCAAGTTGCTGCTAGTAAAACTTCCAATTTGCTGTGGATTTAACGCGGAGTTTTTAAGAAACCCAGTACACACACCTGTGCCAATAGTTGTTTGGTTCCAGGTAATGTTTAGGCTACTTAAATCTACCTTCTCGTAATTTTTTAAGAAGAAATGATACATTGGGTTTGCTTGCATTACACTCTCAACTCTTGTTGCTAATGTGTTGCTGATATCACTGTCGGTAATAAAAGTAAAACTAAATGTTGGCCTAGTATCTTCTTTGTAGAATAGTCCATCCTCTGCAAAGATATTAGTTGAACTATACTTTCCAGTAGTATCTCTGACATCCAAGTAACGGCTAACACCGCTACTAGTTCTGTTAACAGCTTTACTCTTAATAATGTTATTATAACTTGTAAACGGATAAATTTGATAGTCTTCGCCAGTAACCATACGATCCTGTGTATAGTATTGCTGTTGTGCTCTAGCTTTAACATCGTTTAAGTTTTCTCTTGCACTGGCATTTGCTACAGTCTGCTTTAAGCTCATGTTAACTGTTAGTGTTTCAACTTGGGAACTGTGGCTTATGTATGGAATACTTAAAGAAACATCACTCATATCAGCTGGACTAATTTTATATGTAAAGCCGTTGCCAACACGGAAATAAACCCTGTAGTTTCCTTTAGGGATATTTGAAAATACTCCGTCGCCAAATACAAGGCTAATTCTATCTGCACTACGGCTTTGTACGCTATACAATGTCTTAATGTCTTTGTTAAGGCTGTTAAAGATAGCATTGTTTCCAGTAATAGCAGGAATTTTAGTCCAAAGGGTTTCCTCGTTGCCATTGCTGTCTAATTCATATAGCCATACGTCATTGTTTTCAATTCCATTGACGTCAACTTCAACAACACGGTTTGGTAATGCTTCATCAACATTAAAATCCAGTGTTTGCAGAGTTCCTTGTTTAAAGTAAAAGAAGAACCCAGTGTTAATGCTATTAAAGCCACGAGTATCATTTTTGTATATTGTATTAATAGTACTACCAGGTTTAGGTGAAACCTCGTACAAATAATCTGTTCCACTGAAAGTTCCATTAACAATTTCAAAAGGAAACTCTTGATTGCTTACGTCGGTTCTAAAATCATATACCGGAATAGTGTTTGGTACTGTACTAACGTTATATTCTTGTATTTGTATACCGCCTACAGTAGTTTTGAGAGCAGGGTTACCAAATCTCTGTGTCTTAACCATACTAGCGTTCATAATAGTAGTAAACTGTTCTAGAAAGTCTGGATTTGTTTCATCGCCCCAAAAAATCTCTGTATTCTCAAGACTGTTACCATTGCTGTCAATGATAACTTCTGTTGTAGACGCACTGTCAATTTTAAGCATTCCACGTGCAATTTGACTACGTTTAGGAAAATAGTTAAGCATTTTAGCAAGGCGGAGAATACTGTCTCTACGCTCTGCTGTTTCAAGGAAGTTTTCTCTAGCATTTAAGTCTGTTCTAAAACTCAAACTCTGTGCTACATATGCAATCATGTCAATAAGTGCTACATATTCACTGGATTCAATGTAATCGTTAAAATCTTCTGGATAGTAGTTGCGCAAATAGTCAACCATGCTCTTACGAATAGTCTGGAAATCGTAACTTTGAAAGTCGATTTCCTTGAATGATTCGTAAACTTTTGTCCAGTCTTCAGTAGCAAAGAGATTGCTTGATCGTGTTGTGTTAGCCATAGATTCACCTTCCTATAATGTATTTATTGCTGGAATAAACTACTACTATTAACGGCTAGTTTACTGTGCCGTCTTGTCTATCGAATCTAATAACAAGGTTTTCGCTCTGGTTAGATTGCACGTATAATAGATTAATTTGTGCTTGCAATCCGTTAGCATATTCGTCAATAACAAGTTGTTGCAACGATACCCTAGGATCCTGTGCAATAGTTGCTGTAACCTCCTCAAGAAGCAGATTTTTTACCTCTTCTGTTAGTGGTTCCATAACCAAATCTAATACTCCGCTGCCATACCCAGGCGAGCCAACTTTTTCGCCTTTGCGTATAGCAAAAGCATTTAACAAATCGCGTTTAACTAACTCTGAGTCTACTACCTTTGTAGATGAAAAATTTCCTTGTAGTGTGCTAAATCCTCTATACATTGCCATAATATTTCTCCTTTAAGTCCAAGACTCTGATACATTCTCTTTAGAAGTTCGGTCGTACCATTTATCTGTGTATCCCAGGCTGTCTGTAGTACCAATAAGGCTACTGGCCGCTACTCCTTTTTGGAACCATGATGTTAATTCTTTATTCATACCATCGGCGCTGGTTATATTCACTGTCCCGATAATCGGTTTTGGATTAATCGTTCTTCCTTGTCGGAAATCTCCTGCAACTTCTGCATTAGTGGCACGAGTAACCATGACCATCCCAGCGATAGTATCCTCAGTATCGCTATTTTGAATAGCGCCACTGAATACTGCGTTTTGATAGTCGTCAACAACATCTGTTAAGAACATGTCTTCTTGAATATGCTCTGCTTTAAGAAAAGATTGTAAGCCATCAATTCCTAACTTGTTAGTCCACATTCTTGGATTAGCAAGTTCGCCGTTGAAGACTGTCTCAGGACGAACAAATCCGTTCTTAATCAATGATACTGCGTCGGCGCCATACTTACCAACAGCACTAGTTATCGGATCAATAAATGATAGTAATCCCCCGGTACCTGCTTTTTCTATGGTTGCTGCTGATAAATTCTTAATAGTGCTGTTAGACAAATCTCCTACATTAACATTAATATTAGGCTGTTTTAAGATAGTTGCTGCTGAGATTCTTTCTTTGTTCGGTAGTGCTTTGACTAAATCAAGACCAGGACTAGATTTAATGGAACTGAAGTCATCAACATTAGCGGTTGTACTACTAATAGAACTGAAGTCATCAACATTAGCACTAGCAGCTATGTCACCGATAGAACTGAAGTCATCAACATTAGCACTAGCAGCTATGTCGCCGATAGAACTAAAGTTATCAACATTAGCACTAGCACTAGCACTACTGCCAGGTTTAGGTTTAATCTCAACAGTGCCACTCGAAGGTATATTACCAACTTGCACTGATCTTAAAATTGTTTCCTGTGTAGTAGTTTTATGTTCAGCAAAAGGTTCGTGTGTAGGAACTCTGTCTACTGTGGTTTTTAAGGTTCCTTTGGCTTCCCAGAATCCTTTAAGGTCTTGTGTAGTTTCTTTCTTGTCAAGTACAAGGGCAGCCTTTTGCTTCGCGGCACCAGCTGCACTACCCTGCAATGCTAAACAACTTGCCTGTAAGTCCATGTTGCCGCTGGCTTTAATACCAACCTTGTTCCCATCAACATTTAATGTTGAGCCACTTTTAATATCGATACTCTTTGCGCCGTACATTTGTGCTTGCCCGTCACTATACATGTGAGCAAGTATACCACCTTCTAGTTGCAGTGTCTTGCCTGCAACTATTTGAATATTATTTCCAGCATGCATCTTAATACTAGAATCAGCATGCATGTTTATGTTTTTACTTCTAAGGTTTATGTTAGTTTTGCTGTAGACATCAAGTTGTCCTGATGCATCCATTTGTACCCAGGATGTTCCTTTGCTGTTGCCAATATAAATTAAATCTTCTGTATCGTGCAGTAATATCTGATGTCCAGCAGCGGTCCTAAATCTTATAAGGTTGTTGTTGCCCTCAATGTCACCATCGTCCATTACAAGACTGTGGCCTTTTTTCCTAGCAACTCTTCCTTCAACTGCATCTGCTTCTAATTTTGATAAATCAGCATTGTTTTTTAACTTGCTGATAATTTTTTTATTGTCTGCAACATCAGTACTATTCTTGTCAATACGTCTACCTTTAGTCGTAATACCGAACAGTTCACTAGGAGTTTCACGCATATAATTGCTGCTAGTTAATCCTCTAATCTGATCCTCATCCAATCCTTGTGTTTTTAGAATCCCGTGTGTATTACTATCAAATGCTCTTTTAGGAGTCAAATAATTTGTTATCTTATCTGTAGGGTTATCTTTGTCGTTAAATTCACCACCTGGTGCTAGTTTTCCTCTAATCTCATCTGGTTTAGTAGTAACATTTTCTGTCATAGCAGGCTCAGGGATACTTTGCATCATATAAGTGTCAGGCGCACAAGCAAACCAGAACCCGTCTTGGTTTCTGCCTTCAGGGAAGAAACATAAAACTTTAGTGCCTATGTCAGGACAAGGATAAATCATACCAGCAGTATTTTTTGTGGTTACGGAACTATCACCAGATCCTTGTACTTCTGTTCTGCTGTAAAATGGGGTGCAGTATTTTACCTGACGCCACTGAGATTTGTCGTTTTCTCTGCTTCTATCAGCAAAGGTAGGAACGAAAACCATAAGGTTACCCATGCTCGCTGGATGAGCATTTACTTTAACCTCGCCGATAACAATGCCTCGTTCTTCCCTAACACCACGAACGTTTTGTGTTTGGAAATCCTTATCACCGCCCTTGCTATTATTTGCCCATGTATCTGCCATTTTTAATATTTTTCACTTTCTTATTAAATTAGTGTTAGTCTTTAAGTAATTCAGTAAATTGATCTACGCTAACGATGTTATTGTTATCTGGTATATCAACAGGCGGCTCTTCATCGCCTATGCCTTCCTCAAACCTTCCTTGGTCTGTTTCATCGGCTAGTCTTTGAATCCTGTCAGCCTGAAACCCAGTTACTAGACTTTCTCCAATGGTAGTTATTGCGGCAGTGCCTTGACTTATTAATGATTCTAACGGATTAACTCCGGATACTAAACTTGCAAAAAAATTATCAACTAAGTTATTAGTCAGTGCTGCCTTTTGTTCTCTTTCTTGAATACTCTGTACACTTCTGCCTATTTTTCCATCGATAGGCTGCATTTTTTCTCTAATAGCATCTAATCGTTGAGTAAACTGTCCACCACTAAAAGTAGAATTAGTTTGTACGACACGATAAACTCCACTAAACTCGCTACTAGTATACTTGCCTTGACCAGAAAGGTCAACAAGACCAGTGAAGTCATCATAATCAGTGGGAGTTTTTAAATTTAACTGAATGTATGGTGGTGTTAAGTCATAGTTTATTGTTCCATCAGGCAGAAATGCCTCAGTGTATATTGCACCACGGTTGCCCTGTGGTTGGAAAAATGCGTCTCCCACTGGCAAGAAGGCAGGGTCACCTAAAATAGCCATGTCAATTTGAATCATGTCGGAGCCCTTGAACATTATATTAGACATTAAATCTTTGCTTCGTTTTTTTGTAATGGTTTCGTCGTTAATAACTCCCTGCCCTTGAACACTCTGTGGCAAGGGTTTAACCTGTGGCGCAATATTGGATTTGTCTTTGTCGCCATCAGGAATACCAGTTCCGATAGTATGAGCTTGATAATAAGCACTATCGAACTGCAAGGTTAGGTCAGTTACTTCAGTGTTATTCCCACTGAAAATATAATCATATATTTTGTGTACGCCTTCGCCCGTGGGTTTAGATTTAGGCGCCCAGGGAAAATCACTGTAAAATATATCTTCTGTTGTTATAGTCCATTGGATATGAAACTTATATCTTCCTGCTTTTTTATCCCAGCCTTGGAATCCAACAATTTGCGGTATAACTTTATACCATGAAATTTTTTTATTTTCCGGAGGGTCATCAGTGCCAATCTTGTTAATTTCATCTACATTAGCGTCAATATAGTCACTTGCTACAATAATATAGTTAATTAAAGAAACTATGTTTGTGCCAGCATTAATTTTAAACATATTCGTAGTTGAGTCTAAGGTTGGCCTTTTAGCAAGTCCAGCCGCGGCTTGTTTATATAATTTGTTAGTTTTTTGTGGAGTGTTAAGAGCATCAAATTTTGAACCTACTAACTTAGCATTTTTAATCTCAGGTGCAATAGCAAAACTCCATTTATCAGCAATCTGAAAACTTGCTGGAACTTTTTTACCAGGATCGTTTTTATCAACTGTTGGTTTCGTTTGTGCTATTAAGAAATTATTAACTGCATTGGCGAGAGTCGAGGCAGTTTCGCCCAGCTTAGTTTTCGTTTTGCCAGTTGATATAAGTTCTTCATTAACCCGTCCAAGCTCATCTTCAACACCTTTAAGAATTTTTTCTTCTTCATAGTTAACTTGTTGGGCGGTGCCTCCAAAGATATCGTTAACTGTGCCTGCACTTACTTGAATGTTAATTGGGATAGTACTATTTAATGAACTAAACACATCCTGATGAAACGGCACGGCTTTAGCTTTATACACAGTGCCAGTGCTTTCAATCCTAAATGTTAAGCCCTGGATTTTAATTGGAATATATTTAGGTTTAATTGCTCCTGACATTTCATGTCCATTGTCGTCATAACCCTTAAACGTGATCTCCAAGAGATACGGAGTTTTAATATAGTTTTCCGCTTCCTCAAGACTATTTTTTGCTTCTGCTTTTAACCGCTCAATAAGTGTTACTCCCATTGGTTCAGTAATATCAAAACTAATGTCAACAGCATTGGTGTTTGTAGTTCTAGTGTTAGGGCTAACCCCGATGTTGGTCATTTGTAAGTTATCAATAAAAAAATCTATATCGAAATTATCTCCACCATCCAAACCAACCCCTCCGCTTCTCATAATTAGTTGCTTGGGAATCTGTCTGACACTAGTAGGTGCTTTTAGCATTTTTACATATTCTTTGGGTGACATCATGTAAAGAGCAATATTGTATGTATGACTAGCAAAGTTACTGATCTGATTTGGTCTCGGAGAGATTTCAATCTTTTTATTACCTGTGCTCAATCCAGACTGAGGATCGTTAGCAACCGCTGGTTGGGGTGCTCCGTCTGCAACAACAGTATTTGACGATTCTTCGGGTGCGGCAACTATACTGTCCTCACCTCCACCATCAAGTCCACCAGGACCGCCAGGATCACCAGGACCGCCAGGACCGCCAGGACCGCCAGGTTCACCAGGACCGCCACCGTCTATTGGTTCGGGATTATTGTCTGGCGGAGGAATGTAAGGATCAGTGTCTGGGGGCGGTCGACTGCCCTCAGGAGGTTGAACAATAGGCGGACTAATAGGAGTTCCTGTATCTATTGGCCATGATGGATCGATTACAAATCCCGAACGCGAGATAACACCCGCGGTGGATCCTGTGACTACCGCTGGAAGTTGGCTAGCTATACTAGTAGTTAAATCTGCTTCTAAGCCAGCATTAATAAATCCCCCGTTGGGATCAGGGTTGCCGTCTATATCAACTCTGACTTCAGACTCCCGTCTCAGTCGTTCAGCTGCAGCAAAGGCAAGTTGTTTATTTGCCTCAGCCAATGCAAGAGCTGGGTTTCTAGAAACGTCATCTGCATCTAAGAATTGACGCCCGTTTACTATTACAGCCATGTTAAATTCCTAATGCTTTGGTAAGGGTGTCCTGCTTGGGAATGTATATCTTCTTGCCTATGCGAAAATCCCAGATTGAGTCTTCAATTGCATTGGGGTTCCTAACCGCAAACACCCACCATAGATTCTGGTTGCTATACAAGTCATATGCTAGCAAATCAGGCCTAAACTCATATGTTGCATTGATGGTAAACAGAACATCATCAGCATAACTAGGAATAGACCTAGGCTCATAGATATCTAAATATGTTCCCTGCATCCTTGTCTGCGCATAGGGACTATCTTGTCTGTATTCTACAGTCATTATGGCATTCCTCCCTTGCCCGAGGCTTGACCAATAAGCTCACCTCTTGCATATTTCTCTAATCCAAATTCAGTCTGACGCTGTCTGCTGATAACTGGTAACAATGTTACATTTATAGAAATTGATGATGGAACTCGGGTTGTTGAATCAATACCCCCGCTACCACTAGCAACTTTAGCATTAATATAATCAACAGTTTGTTCAAAATCAAAGTTAGTAGCAGAAATAACTACAGGCACACTATTAAACATATACGGGCCGTGCGCACTAAATCTTAGCACAGGCGGCGGCGTGCCGCGATTGGGGTCTTGACCAAAGAAACTCTTGGTAGCACTTTTTAAGAAATGCAGGACACTTAACAGATATTCTGCTTCTGCAGGAGTGTTTGCTGTAAACGTACCCACACAACTTATTTGTTCAATCATACTTTGGCCATAGCTCTGGCTAGCATAGTTATTGTGGATAACCTGGTTGCCAGTATATGCGGCACTGTATCCTACGTTAATACTAGGAGTATAAGGCCATACAACACCGTCAGTAGTTGTTAATGGCCTAAGCAATTCATTTGATGGATCTTTGTATAAAATAGTGCCAGCGCCAGGGCTAAGTGCTAGTCTTGCTCTGGTATCATTGTCGCTGCCAAATCTTGCAGTTACAACACCGCCATTGGGAAGAACACTGTTTTCACCGCCAGGGTTAAGTTGACTGTTAATTAGTCTGTTTGCTTGAGCACCAAGAAATCCCTTGGCAGCTCTAGAAATTAATCCATCGCCAGGAATAGCTTTGCTCAGCCCTTTTTGAACTGCGCTGCTAGTAGCATTAGTTACTGCCTCTGTAATATTATTAAAATTAAAAACCATTTTTTTGCATTCCTAGATTGCTATTTGTATTTATTGGCTATATAATAGTAGCATATATAAAGGAGTCAGTATGAGAAAACGTAAATATCTTAGTAATCGAGACATATTATCAGAGATTCACAAGAGTAAAACAAAATATTGCAGTTATGTTGACGAAAGTCACAACCAATTTGACACTATTTTGCCTAACATTGGGCGTATTAACATCAGAACCATTGCACAGGCTAAACGCAATCGTGCTGATCGGCTTGCCAGGAACAATTATGAGGAAACTTATATGAGTGGCAATACGTCAGTAAAACAAGCAGAGTTTTTAATTGATTGGAAGAAAGTTCCAAAGACTGACTTGATCTTTAGAATTATGACGTTTGATCATGTGCCGTTAGAGCCAGGCAGGAAGAAAACACCTAAAACAGTTGCAGACCATCACACACAATGCAATTTCCCTCCGTTCCAACACTGGAAATTTGACGAGAACGATGAATTGATTTGTGTAGGAAAGAGCCACTGGGAAGGTGGCATGCAGAACGGCAATTTTAATAAATCACATGGCGAAATGACTCCTAAACTTGCTATGATGTTTATGAAATTAGTCGAACGGTATGCAAGCAGAAGTAACTGGCGTGGATATACATACAACGACGAAATGCAGGGAGCAGGATTGCTTCAGTTAAGCCGCATTGGGTTACAGTTTGACGAAAGTAAGAGTGATAACCCGTTTGCTTACTATACTGCGGCAGTGACTAATAGTTTTACTAGGGTATTAAACCTTGAAAAGAAGGGTCAGCGTATTCGTGATGACATCCTAGAGCATAATGGATTAAATCCAAGTTACACTAGACAGAGTGAAAATCAAGATAAGATGAAAGCTCTAGCAGATTTAGATAAATTAACTCCGCCTAAAGTAACTACCATAGAAGTAAAACAAAAAAAATGAACTTATTTAAAAAAGCGATATTTTTTACAGACGTGCATTTTGGATTAAAATCAAATAGCCGTACACACAACCAGGATTGCTTAGACTTTGTAGATTTTGTTATTAAAACTGGCAAAGAGCAAAACTGCGAAACCTGTGTGTTTTTAGGTGACTGGCATAATAATCGTGCTAGCCTTCAGATTGGAACACTAAACTATAGTGTTCAAGCTATTGATAAACTCAGTGCGGCATTTGATCAGATCATCTTTATCCCAGGAAACCACGACGAGCATTACCGCGACACTCGTGAGATGAACAGTGTTGTTTGGGCAAAGAAGTATGAGAACGTCAGAATGTTTGATGAGATCACAACAGTTGATGATGTTTGCATTACGCCCTGGCTAGTTGGCGATGAGCATAAACAGATCAAGAAGATCGAAGCCAAATATATGTTTGGGCACTTTGAACTGCCTAGTTTTTATATGAACGCTATGGTGCAGATGCCTGATGTTGGTGATCTGC